ATTGAAATTATGAACAGATTGAACCTCTCGAATAGTTTCTTCAGAGGGTTCGATTTCGTATTTTCCCCACGCTGTTCTTCGTATTTCATCGTTGACAATTTCTTCAGGTGTGTTAATTAAACAATAACTTATTAAAGCATTTTTCTTTCCAGTGAGCCACATATAACCCATAACTTGGTAATAATAGTCTTTGTTTGGTAATTCGGTTTCAAAGAACGGGAACGTATCGCCTGACCAGCTACTTTTTACGTCAATTACTAAAGAGTGAGTAATTATGTCTGGTGTTCCTTTGATGTAGTCGTTCTCAAAATAGTCTTCGTTTTTGGTTAGAAACTCGAATCCTAAAACCTCTTCAGTAAGTTCGATTGCTTTCTCTTCAACTTCGTTACCTTTGTCCGTGTAACGGCTTTTAAACACCTTTTTAATTCCAAACAAGTGTTCTTTCGCAAGTTCTTCGATGTAAGATTTTGCGGTTTGACTTAACACTTCCGATTTACTCCGAGGCGCAGTCATTATTTTTCCTAGTGATGAACAACGTATTTTCATAGTTGGTTAAGTTTAATTATTTGTGACTGGGTTAATTGAAATTTATTTAAATCGTCTTTTGAAGCTAACCCGTTTTCGATAGCGTCCAAAGCCTTTTGAAATCTCTCGTCATTGATTAATGGCTTTTGAGTTTTAACCGCTTCGGTTGCCATATTCGAATCGTCATCAATCGCTTGCAAACATAAAAGTCCGACCAAAGTGTAACGACGAAAATAAGTGCAAGCCGAACCAATTTTTTGGGGGTCTAGGATTTCAGGCAACTTCATACAACTTTCAGTTATTTCTCCCGAATCAATATCGACTATTCGACTAAATACAAAACCGTCTTCGATTGGCTGTAAAAGTAAATGGTTGTTTTCCAAAAGGATTAAGGTCGCAACCTCAACTGTTGTTTCTTGTTTTTTCATTTTTATTAGATTTGATTGTTTAAAATTATAACATTTTCCCAACAAGTCCGTCTAAACGAACTAAATTTTTTGCGTAATTAACCCAAATGTCCTCTTCAGGATAGTAATTCATAGGAAAACACGCTTTAACCTATTCGATGTTTTCAATTATTTCGGGGTGTCCGTAGCCTTCGTAAGCATTAATTACCGCTTTGATGGCGTGAACCGTTACCGCGTGGTCTCGGTGAAATTCTTTAGCGCTTTCAGCAAGTGAACAACCGCCTAACCATTTCCAAACCATACCAACCGAACGCCAAAGAACAACTTCACGTTTACGGGTGTCGATAAATTCACCCTCAAACACGAAAGGACAAGCGTTGTAAAAGTCAATCATTTCGAATTTAGTGCATTCAGTTAGCTTGGCTATTTTCCCTCTGTTGTATTTCATTGCTTTTTGCTTTTAATATTTGTAAATAAAGCTCTAGGTTAAAGTTTCCCCCTTTGTCTCCTTCGTGTTTCTGACCTTTCCAGTAATTAATTATTGTGTTTATGTCTACGTACATCTTATTCTGATTTAGATTGTTTAATAAAAAATTCTATTATTTCTTTTAGTTCTTCACCAGTTAGTACTTCTTGTACAACTTGATTTACTTTATCTACCTTTTCTCCGTAGTATGAACTATATAATTCACAAAATTCTTCGTCTGTCATCTTATTTTGATTTAAAGGTTTTATTATAAAATTCAATATTTGTAACGTATGGATTATTCAATTCAGCTTCAGCGCCTTTTATATAGAAATAGCATAATTGTTTTTTTTCCATTGCTTTGGCTTGTTCTAAATCTTTAATTGTTAATTGACCCTCATTGCCGTAATATATTTCAATGAGAGTTTCTACTGCTGTCTGTTTCATATCTTAAGAATTAAAGTATTTAATTTTTTTCTCAAACCACTCGTCAATGTTTTCGTCAGGGTCAACCTCGTAATTCTCGTAATACCAGTTTTCAATTTCCTTGTTTATTTCATCGTGTAAATCCTCGCAAACGTCTAAGTTAATACCGTGTTTTTCTAGGTCTTTAGGTTCAATTACAACGATTTCACAAAGGTCGTCACACCAAAACTCAAAGCGCATTGAGGTATAAATGCAAACGTAGTTGTGTATTTCAAATTTTACGGTGAAAATTATTTCATTAATAACGAATGAAGCTTCTTCGTTTGATAGGTCGATTTGTAATTCAGTGTACTTTTCCATTTTCTTGTTTTTAAATTGATTCAATGATTCCGATAATTAATCCTAATAAATAAACTGCTAAAGCAAATTTTAAAAAGTCTTTCATAATTCTTGTTTTTAAAGGTTAATAATTGGGGTTATTTTTCAAACCCCTTGTTAAATGCTTCTGTTAAAATAGTTCGTCTTTTGTTTTTGTAGAAATTAATTAAATCCTTGTTTGCTTTTTTATCTTTCTTAAGTGATTCAATTAAAGTGTTTAATTCTTGAAAGTTCATCTTGTTTTTTTTTGTTTTGTGCCGTATTGACCTTACAAATGTAAACAACTTTTTTAATTGTGAACAACTTTAGTGAACTTTTTTTTCAATTATTTTTTGTAATGTTAAATAAACCTAGCAAAATCAAGGGTTTTTGTAAAAAGAATTTTTCATTAAATAAAAAAGGGTGCACCGAAATACACCCCTTTAGCATCAAACCTAACCAGCTTAAAAACAAGAATGGTCTAAATTACGAAATATTTCTTTCTTTTATTTTATATGTTAACAAGTCTTGGTAGGATTTATGAGAAATTGTAAACTTTTCACCACACCCACTTTTACAATACATTGAATAACGTTGTGTACCCATTTGAGTTACGTATCTTTTATGTAAACCTATGTTATAACCTGAACAACTAGGACACGAATACTTTTCCTCGCCAAACAAAACCCCGTAATGTGTTGTGTTTTTAACGTATGGTTGCAACTTATTAAATACCCGTTCTAAAATGGCGACGTCTTGCTTACAATAGTCAACCATTAGTTCAAGAGCTTCAGCATCTTTGTCAAGAACTATCTTTTTCCACGTACTAAAACCGCCGTTATCCTTCTTTTGACCTTCGCCGAATAATTTAGCAAGGTAATCGAGTTTATTTGAATTGAAATAAAAGCCATTTTTAGCGTGTTTAAGCGTGTCAATCGATACGTAATGAGGTAACATATCAACACCCTGCAATAAAGCCCGTGTGCGTAGCCATTTAACGTCGAATCTGTCCGAGTTGTGACCGATTATTTCGTGTGCTGAATTCATTACCTTAATAAAGTCTTTTAAAAGCTTCTTGTCGTCTTGTTTTTTGTCCCAAGTTAAGGAATGGATTTCGTCTTTACCCTCCCATTTCCAACAAACACAAATAATTTTTCTTTCTTCGATTATGTTATCGGGGTCGATGTTTAGCTTGTAACCTGAACGCCAACTAAAAACAATATTCGGACTTACTTCGATGTCAAAGAATAAGCGTTTACGCATAAAAAAGGTTTAGGTAAATAAAAAAAGCGGTTGTTATTCCGCTTCAAACTCGTCTACAATTACGAACGACCAAATAAATTGTGGTTTAAATAGGTTTAGGATTTTAACGTATTCAGGTGTATTGTTAAACACTAGACAACCCTCTGACCAACCACCTATATTTTCAACTATTTTAGTAGATTTTAAATCGTGGGTTGCAGCGTGAAAATTGAAACCTCTTATATCCGATTTTATTTCGGTAGTTGGGTTCGTTTTTCCGTCAGTTGTAAAGTCGCGTCGATAAGGAAAACCTTTTCTTTGAATTCCTGCTGGGGTTTTACCTCTGTGAAGTCCTAAATAATAACCGTCGTAGTTCCAAACGTTAGCCTCAACAACACCCGTGCCTTTGTGACCTTTGTTAGTAGTGCAAGTGGTAACCATTACAAATTTTGACCCTTTAAATATATAGCACTTGTCATCGAACTTGTCGGGAGTATCTTCGTTTGAGCGCACGAATAACGCCCAATAGTTTGAAGGAATCTTTTCGAAGCTTTCAAGTTCTTTAACCTTGTCTAAAAGTTGTTTGTCGGTGTATTTTCTCACGTTATTCATAAACCTATTTTTTTATTGGTTTTTAATAGTATTATAATAAGGGCAACAAGTCCAAGAACAACCGCTAAAAACTTCATTACGCTTGACCAACTGGTTTTTTTTTCCGCTTGAATTTCTTTTCGTTCCGTCTTTGCGTCTTGTTTAACCTTTAGTCTTTCCGTTTTAGCTTCTTGTTGAATTTGTTCCTTAATTATTTTGTATTCGGTCTTTGTTTCATACCTAGTTTTTGGAACGTATACCGTATTGTTTTGAACTATTGTGTCACGGTAGTTGTAAAAGTATTCTTTAAACCCGTCTTTTATTACCGAGTCCCTGAAATAAACTCTTACCGTGTCAATTCGTGTTTCAATCTTCGCGCCTTTTTTTATTGCCTTGTTAATATGATAGGAAGCTGAACAACCGTAGAATAATAAAAATAATGCAGTCAGTAAAACCGCAAACAAAAATCCTAAAAGTTTCTGTAAATCTATCATTCTTGGATTTCTTTTTTGACGTCCTTAACCTTTCGAACCGTGTTTATTATTTTTTCAAGAAACGAATAACCCTTAACCGCTTTAAAACTTTCGTCCATCGATTTGACCTCAATTGAAATCAAAACCAACGCTAACAATTTAGTACTTAAAAAATCCACGGCAACAACCGTTTGTGTTAAGTCGTTTAAGATATAAAAGTCCGTGCAATAAGTTATGATAACCGCAAAGCAATAAGTAATTAATTTCGGCACAAAGCCGTGGCGAAGCTTTTTAGACTGAATTGAAACGTTTGTATTGTATGCACGCCAAAGTCCGAATAAAGTGTCTATAATCGTACTTAAAGCCACCAATAAAACGATATATTTTATAGGACTTAAAAATATTAATAACGCCTTAAATAACCCTGAAATAAAAGATGCTATTTTCATATATCAATTATTGCTTGTAACCAACTCCCGTTATTTGGTCTTGTCGCTCCAAGTTTTACCGCGATGGCTTGAATAACTACGGGGTAACGTACTAAATCAGCTTCTAAAACTACGGCAATACTTCGTAAATCATCACCACTTTGACGACCTCCGTAATGCTCTTGTAAAGCTTGTGTCCAACTTCCGTTAATAGGTTCTCGCAAACCTTCTTTATTTGCCCATCTTTCGATTAAACTCATAGTATTAATATTTGATTAGTAAAACCAGTGTCTTCGCGTTTTGATGGCTTAATATCGCTATCTTTATTAAGTAAAGAAATGAATTCAGGAAACAAGTCTTTGTTTTCTTTTAAGTACTTAAACAACCTAGCCTCGTAAAATGAAGCCTTTTGTGCGTAATGCTCCATTGAAAACACCACTTCGTTTTGTGTAACTTGGCTTGAATAGTCCCCGAATTGTTGTTGAATACCTTTGTTTTTAAGTTGGTAGCTTAACCCGAAAACAGCATCTTCGGCACTTCGCCACGCAACTACGGGTTGAATATAGGTTACTAAAGTTTCTTCGTCGTTGTTTAAGGTTTGCGCATTATAACCCGTTAACATATAATTGTAAAAGTACGTGCCTAATATCGGTTGAACCCTCATATCACTTTGAGTTTTAATATAAGGAACAACATCATTCACATCTACGTTTGCAGTTATGGGTGTTTGTGTCTTGAGATAGGATTCAGTTATAAAGTAAATCATAGCGTTGTAGTTTGGGTTGCTTGTCCTTTCGATTGGTCACCACCTTCAACGGGTGGTAAAGAAGCCAGTGCGCGAATTTCGTTAATTGTCATCGACTCAAGTACTTTAGTTGCTAGTAAAGGCGACATTGTGTTTAATGAATCGTTAACTGCGTTCGTGTTTTCGTCTAGTTCTACAATAGTCTCATTAACGATTTGGAAGTTGTTTATTGTGAACGTAGCTTTTAACTTGCTTATTTCCATTAAGTCGTTAACTATTTCTTCAACGATGTCACGCAAAGGAATGATTGTATTTTTTTCGAATATTATGTAGGCTTGTTTAATGTCGCTTCCTGAACCTAGTTTTCCACTAACTCGAATACCCATTAATATTGGGTCGATTATATGCGCCTGACAAATCTTTGAATCTATTGATTCGGTCGTGTTTTGAAATAAGTTGTCGTTTGAATTTGTTGGAATCGATTCGATTTTTGGTAGGCTTTCTTGATTGTTAGCAAAAAATGCAATAGCCTTACCACCGTTTGCCGCTCCTTTTGCCCTATCCAAAGTGTTTTTAATGGCTATTTTTTCCTCTTCGTTTTGTGGTTTCTTTGGAAACATCATTGCAAAACTCGGGAAAATTGAATTCTGTATGTTCGCCTTTTGGAGGTAACTCATTTCGCCATCCAAAAACGCCCAATTCATAGCGCTTGAATACTGCGGTAATGGATACACGTCTTGTCCTACTGAATGACTTTCATATATATACAAACATTCTCTTTGATTTAAACCCCATTTATAAGGCTTTAAGGTCTTAATGTCGATTTGACTGCTCCAGTCGTCACAGATGAAATAGTTTTCACCGTATTTGTCACGCCTTACCTTTTCCGCGCCTATATGTTTAATCTTTACAACGTCCCCAATTTGGTTAAAGCATAAATAAAAATACACTCTGTTGTGAATAATAACGTCTTTTGTTAGAACTGGCAACAACTTTTTAAGCTTTACTCGTTTGTCAAAGGTGTATACGTCGACCTTTTCCATTGCCGTGGCGTTCTTGTCTACGGTTATTTCGAAACCACCACCAACCGCAGCGTTTGTTTTATAGTCTACAATTGCACCGTGTAAGGGTGAAGTGTAATACATTTGGTTAAGTAGTTGAGGGTAAAGGTTGTCCGAACCGAATCGAATATAACCGTTTACTTGTTGTCTAGGGTTTACGTATGGTAAAGAAAGGTTTCCTTCGCCTACCCTTAAAAAAGGTGTTGAAAACGCTTGGTAGTTGTTACCTTCAACAACTTGAACGCTTTCTTTTTTGCCTATTTCGAATCCGAATATTTTCATTTAATCGTAAATTGAATTTGATGTTCCGTTAACTACCAATCGACCTTCTTCGACAAGGTTTAAACCACTTGCGCTCGTGTTTGGTCCAACTACAATTGGAACAGGACTTTCGTAAACTGAATAAGTGTATTGTCCTATTATTAACGTAAGGTCGACGCCCTCTTCTAAAGTGAATAAATTGTATCGATTTATGTAAGGCGACCACCCAATAAATTGGTTGAGATGCCGTGTTAAATTCGTTCTCAAACACGAACAACCAAGTCGGTGCGCTAATGGTCGAATTCTCGGTTAACGTTAACGCGAAAGTGTTTATTTCTCCCTTGTCTAAATAAATCATACTTAATAATAGTATAAATACGTAATTGTTATAAAAACACAAAACCCCCGAATTTCTCCGAGGGTCTCATTAAATTATAGTTTAGGTTTAAACTAGTAATCCAGCAATTACCGTTGAGTCAACTTCGTAAGCCAAATGTTCAGCTTCCGCAGTCAATACCAACGAATACTTTGAACCGTCCGCTTTTGTAGTTCCTGACCCCTCTCCGTATGCAGTAACTTGAACTTTGTCGAAATACCAATAAATTCCGTTTCCGTCTAAAACAACAACCGAAAGGTCTCTTTGTCCTTCGCCTAGTATTTTAATAGCTAAAGACTTCGCAGCTTCGCGACGGTGAAACATTAAGTTAATTGTTTGAGTTACGAAAGACGAACCGTTAATTAAATCGATTGCCGCTTCTTCGGTATAGTTTGAAGTGTTTCTTCTGAACTCAAACTCCAAGAAAGGCGAAGTGTGGGTAATTGAACCAATAACCCAAGTTGTCGTGTTTGCGTTAACCGCAGTCACTTCGTCTTGGTCGTTTATGTAAATTTTAACAATCGAACCGATATTATTATCGCATCCTTTTACGATTGCTTCTAAAGTTGTACAAGCCATTTTTATAAAGTATTAAAAAAGGGGGTGAGGGCTAACCCCGACCCCCTTTCAAATTAGTAATTAAATTAATTAAGCACCAAAGCACTCGTTGTAAGCAACGATTTCAGTTGGGTTAGTGTAATAGAAGCCTACCTTCATATTTGCGCGAGTTCTCAAATATGGTTCAGCAACCGTGTCAGTAAGGTTCACCGCTTTCAATGCTTTGCTATCTCCTTCACCATCGAACGCATAAATAAGGTTTGATTTCAAAGTAAGAACCATTGTGTCGTTAGGCATACCATCCGCAACAACAACTTTAACACCCAAGAAAGTTAAACCTAACGGTAAAGTAACGTATGTTTGAGTATTACCAGTAGCAGCAGCAAGTTCATATGCAGCGGCAACGTTAGCTGAAACGTAAAATCTCAAATCAGCTTTTTTACGGATAACCGCAGCAGGTAAAGAAGTGTAAACCAAAGTCATCTGCGCGATTACGTTAGTTGAATCAATAGCAGTTGAAGCAATACCAATAACGTTAAGGTCATCACAAAGCTTCTTTAAGTAACCGTCACACAA